GCCGGTCAGGTAGTTCAGCAACCGCAGGCTGGCCTTGCCGTCGACATGCGCGTCGGCCTGCTTGGCCAACCGACCGATATCGATAGTCATGCGGATGTCGTGTTGCTGCGGAGAGGGGGAGACCATGTGCTGTGTTGAAAAATAATGGTTCACCAGCGCACGTTGAATTTTCCAGGCAAGGTCATCGTTGAACGACTTGACCAGCATTCCGTACCCGGATTTGGTCAAAATGATGGCTTCATTTACTTTTCTACCCCCAACGGCGTACGAATTTCGTACGCCGTTGGCTTTAAACACCGCCAGTTCTTCACCGCTGATGCGGTAGTAGTCCTCCCCCTCAAGCATATGTTTCTTGTTTTGATTGAAATTTCGGCGCGCTGTGCCCCTTGGACGTTCATGCAGTTCGTCCACCATCGGCAACGTAACCACCGGCTGATCTTTAAACTCGACACGAGTCACAGCCTTCCCATTAATATCCACGATCTGGTTCATGCGTTACCCCTTTCTTTGGTTAAAAGGTCGGCAAGCTGCTGCTCCACCGCCGCCAGGCGCGCGGCCAGATCGACCGGCTGCACGGCAGCACCGAACATATCAACCAAGGCTTCGCGGTCGGCGCGCAGCCGCTCTGCCGGCGTGCCGCCGGCCCTGGCCAGAATCGACCTGAGGCGCTGAATTCTGTCTTGCGGCTGGTTTTGACGCGGGCGAACGGGGAAGGGGATGATCTGTGCGGTCGGCATGGCGGGCTCCTTAGGTAGAGGGTTGATAACCGCCCCTTTGCGCTTCCAAACACAAAAAGGGCGAACCGTGCGGGTTGGAAGACCGGTCACCTAAGGAAGACCGGCGGGCACGAGGCCCCCCGCACGGCCGCCCAGATAAAACCAGAGACGCCGTGCCCCGGATACAACAACACCACTGGCAAGTGCAGTGGCGGTATCCGCCTTAGGTGTTTTTCGGGCTTCCAATCCCGGTTACTGAATTTGCAGCAACGGTTAAAGATTAGTCGTCGGTGGCGTGGTTGTCAATTATAAAAAACGCTCAAGAAAAAACCCCCGACATTTCTGCCGGGGCTTGCTATAATAAAAATCTGGAAACGCCCCCATCGCATGCCGCGTCGACGGCCGGCCGCATAGGACATGCGGGGGTAAGCCGGTGGGCCGTCCGCCGCTTATTCGCGTTTCCAGATTAATTCCCTTGGCGCGTTCATCAAAAAGGCCCCAGCATTTCTGCCGGGGCCTTTTTGATGCGCGACTATGGGAAACCCTTTATGGGTTTTTCAACGAAAAACACTGGTTGGGGTAATCAACCGTGAGAACAAACCTGCTCATAAAATTCCTGACACCAAGCAGGACAACCCCCAGGTTGGGCATGAAGTCGATAGGAGTGTCAGTGATGGTGTACAATGGCGCCCCGTTGCCCGCACCAAAAATGTCTATTTTCGTGGTGTGGGCATAGGCATTGGTTTCACCGTTGCCGGTCCCTATTTTTTTTACAGCACCCTTCAGCAAATCATGCCCGAGGATAGCTGCATATTGAGCCGGCATGGCACAGTCATCAGCGCCTGTGTCGATTAAGGCCCATGTCCTGGTTGATAACCCCGTGTGCGGATTGTGGATCTCAATCGGCAACATCGGCCGCGCCATTTGTCCGGGAATGACAGCGGAGAACGGATAGGACGTAATTGGCATCAGTAGACGCAGGCCATCGGCTTTTCGGGGACAAACAGCAGCACTGCCGTGTCGATGCCTTTTTCTTTCGCGCGGCTCATAACCGTCGCCGGGTCATTGCCCGAAGCAACAACCTTGTTGACAGAGAACGATTCCAGGGCAACATATTTACCCAAATATTTTTTTTGGTTTACCAGTACCTGACTCACCACAGTCCTCCTTCGGATGACATCTGCACGTCATCCTTCCTCCCTGGTTGAGACATCATGAAATGACCACTATACACTTTATTATATCGGGTAAGCGTGTGAAAAACTTCAGAAAAAATAACAGGGACAAGCCGTTAAGGCATACAGCCTCAACGGCGTCCGGTAAAGAGCTGACCCCACTCAGTACGATTTGTTCATGTGCATAGGTATTATTTAGACATAGGTGTCCTATTTGTCAATGACTTATGCCCCCTTCTGCCAGGGGATTCACCGCTTATTCGCGTTTCCAGATTAATTCACCTTCCCTTATCCGTTCGTATTCCGATGCATCCGGCGGGAAGGCGGTTACCCCCTCCCACCCATCGTCAGTCTCCTCAAACACAACCAGCCCGGGCCGATCATGCCCTTCGATCAGCTGCCGGGAGATATACCGGCGGCGGTCGTTCAACCCCTCTTCCGGTGCCGGCACCAGCCGGATCTCATCCGGGTTCTTGATCGTCTCCGCCAGGGCGACCACGTAGACTTCCCGTCCACGCTTGAACAACTTCAGCTTGCCATTCCGATCGCGGAACAGCTTGTCCGAGATCTCCAGCTCGGTCCCGGTCACATCGACAAATTTCACGGTGTCGCCAGCTTCAGCCCCGAACCGGGCCATGAAGGCGCTCAGGTAAAATGCGGCGTCCTTGCCTTTAGCCAGCAGCGTCGCCGCCGGGTAATAGCGCGGCGGCGGCATCTCCATCTTGGGGCTGTCGACTTCCGACGCCGCCGGTCGATTTGCGCAGCGGCAGCGCGGGTGGGTGTCGGCCACCGGAACGGGCGCCTTTTCGATCGGGTAGTCGCCGCGCAGCGACATACACAGCGGACAGGCGTCCGGAGCCGGGGTGAACTCCACCATGGCCACGTCCCAGGCCTGCCACTCCTGCAGCTTGGCCCGCTCGGCCGCCAGGCTCATCTCGCTGCGGGCCAGACGTTTCCAGTCACTGTTGCCGGCGCCGAACAGTTTCTCAAGTCGGGCGGCGACCTGCACCGGGTTGCTGCCGGCGATGGCATGGGCTTCCATCTCGGCCAGAATCTTCTCTTTCAATCTGCGGGTGGCGTTGTTTTTGACCAGGTCAAACCCATCCTGCCTGAGCGTCTCGTAAATCTCCCGGTTCTTGATCAAATCAAGAATCGGCCGGTCCTTGCCGACCAGGTGCGCGGCCTGCACCAGGCCGAGGCTGTAGGCCTGGCCGTAATACCAGGTCAGCGGCGAGTTTTCATTCTCCGGCCGGTAGCGCCCCAGCCACTGTTTCAGCGCCGCCAGCACGGCGGCCCGCTCTTCCACCGAAAAGGTGAAGCTGTCGCGGGTCACGCCCTTGTCGGCTGCCGGTACGCCCAGCCCAAGGATCCCCTTGACCCGCTCGTGCAGTTCCTGCCAGTCGTCCTTCAGGCGTTGCTCGTATTCATCTTCCAGCTGATCCAGTTCGGGCCAGTCGTCGGTGCGGTGGATCTCCTTGGCGCGGTGCTGACCGCAGCCGCAGCCGCCGTCAGCACCGAACGACTTTTTTCCTGGGGCCGCCTTTCCGGACTCGCCAGGGTCCTCCGTCTCCTGCTCGGCGCCCATCATGTCGGCCTGGGCGTTGAGGAACCGGGCCTGAGCCTGGGCGACCATGTCGCGCAGATTCGGGGTTTCGAAGACCATGCCCCAGTCGCCGGGCTTCTCCATGCTGGTGGTGACACTGCTCCAGCTGTGGCCGCGCAGCTTCAGGTAGGTGGAGAACAGGCGGATGAACTCCGGCAGCATCGCCAGCTGGCGGACCTTGGCATCCTGCAGAATGGTCTCCACCTCCAGGGTCGCCATGCGCTCGGTGGTGCTCCAGTAGATCCCCAGCATCCACGAGGGCAGACCGGTCTTGCTGACAATCTGCTCCAGCACATGTCGGGCCGGCACCTCCAGATCCAGCACCTGGTTGTCGGCGCCGATCACCTTGATCTCCATCGTGTCGTCGGCGTTCAAGGCGCTGACGAAGTCGGCCGATTTGCCGTTGCGCTTCGCCCGCACCGCCGCGGCGAAATCGTCGGCAATCTTCTTCCGACGCTCCTCCAGGGTTTCGCCCGCCAGGCTGCGCTTGGTCAGCCCGTAGCTGACGTGATAAGATGGGTCGCCGAAACGCTCCCAGACATTGCCGAGACTGTTCTGCATGGTCGCCAGCAACTTGGCGCAGAACTCCATGCTGCGCATCAGGCTGACCCCGTAGGGGTTGGTGTTCTCGTTGTTGATGGAGAAATACATCTTGTTGCCCGGGTGCAACTTCTCTTCCCAGACGCCGCCGATCAACACCTGCTGGTTGAACTCGGCGGTCAGGATCCGCTCAACCAGGCTGCCCGGGCTGGCGACGGCCAGGGTGTCCCCCGGTCGGCCGGCATTTCGGTACCAGGTATCCAGCCCCCCTTTGGCGTTGCGCCGAAAGACGATGTCCTTGCTGTCGGCCACCCGCAGGCCGGCGATGTCTTTCATGTCCGCGCTCACCACGAACTCGCCCAGGGCGAAGCCCTGTTCAAAGGTCTCGTTGCCGGCATTCTCCAGAAACGCCTGGATGCCGACCTGCTTGTCGTTGACCGGTACATTCAGGCAGAAATCCTCAAGCTCTTTCACCAGAACCGGATTGTCGCCGATAACCCGTATCGTCCCGTTCAGACTGATCAGGCGCCGGATCGCCGCGTCGATCACCGGAATCCCTTCGCGCAGCGCCTCGTAAAAGCTACCGCTCACTTTCCTGAAATAGTAGTCCTGGAAGTAGGGCGACAGCGGGCCCTGGGCCGCGTTGCAGATCCCGATCTGGGCCCGGGTATCGTTGCGGCTCACGTTCTTGCTGCGACTGATCTCAAAACCGAATAGTTTCATCGCTCAACTCCCGACTGCGAAAAGGTCTTCAACGGGCTCACCCATCACCGCCGCCAGCTTCGCCACGCGGTGCGAGTCGATCAGGTGGTCGTTCTGCTTGTTGTAGATCCGCTGCCGCTCACCGATACGGCAGGTGTGATTGGTGTAGGCGCTGACGATATCCGGATCGGGCGGCAGCTCGACCATCTGCCGCTGCACCTGCTTGTCTATCCAATCCGTCGCCAGCTCCTTCAGGGTGATCTTCGCCGGTTTGCCGGTCTTGGCGTCAGTGATCGGCTCGCCCAGGTCATCGATGTTGTCGGTTGTGCTCTGGAACATGAAGCCGCGCAGCCGATCGTCAAAGTGCCGGTCACGGTAGATGTCGAGCCCCTGCAGGTCGTGGGCGACCGCGCTGCCGGCGTTGCCGTAGTCGGTGCCCCAAGTCATGCTGGCATCGCCATACAGGTCATCAAGCGCGGCAATCGCCTGGCACTGCTGGTCGTAGGTCACCTGTTTCAGCTGCAGCCGGGCCACCAGCCGGTCACGTTTGCCGATCTGGTTCCAGATGGTCAATTCGGTCGGGTCGGGAGCGAAACCGAAGTCGCCGCCGCCGAACCTCTTCCCTGGAACCGCCACGAAGAACGAACGGATCTGGCGCTTGAACTCGCTCTCCCCATCCTCGTCCAGCGCGAAAAACGCCGCCAGGTTGAAGACCTCCTCGAGAATCATCACCTGGGTCGGACGCGGCCCCTCGGCGTCAACGACGTAGTCGCAGCGGTAGCCGTTGAGAATCACCTCCTGGTGGGCGGTGTCGACCAGCACCTTCAGGGCGCGGTACTCCTGGATATCGCGCAGACACAGCTTCAGCCGCGCCCAGGGGAAGACCGTGTTCTCCGGGTCGCCGTGCTCGCCCAGCACGTTGTGCCGGTAATCGGGCGAATCCTCGCCGCCGTATTGCTCGATGAAGTAACGCTTGCGCTCCGGAGTCCAGAACGGTGGCGGCATCAAATGCTTGCCCCAGCGGAACAGGGTCCACTGCAGGTTGCTGAAGGCTTCCTGCCGGGCGGCGCCGTCCTCGGTCTGCCCGGCAGCCCGCGTGGTCAGCTTGTAGTAGCCCGATTCCCGATCACCGTCCGGCACCGAGTAGATCCGCGCCACGGCCGACGGTTTCAGCGCGCGCCAGAATTCGGACCACTGCTTGGGGTTTTTCTTCTTCGCCGCCTCGTCGACAATGCCGAAGGTCGCCGCATGCACCCCGCGGTAGGCATTGCCGTCGAACCCGGCCGGGCGGTAATCCTCTTTGAACCGGTTGGCGAAGACGAACTGCGTGTAGGGCTGTTTCTTGTGCTTCACCAGTCCCTTGGCCAGCACCGGGTTGAAGTCGAGCTGCTCGAGCTTGGCGTCGATGATTTCGTCCAGGTGAATCTGCAGCGGCGCCCCAAGCAGCCCCGACCCGGACGGCGTGGTGAAATTCTTCCACAGCGTCCAGGCGATGATCTCCCGGGTCTTGCCGACCTCGGCGCCGTCCTGGTGCACCACACTGGTGCGGCAGCGTAGCGATTCGATCTGGTAATCGAAGAACTGGTAAGGATCCTTGTGGTCGATGTCGGTCGGCTCGCGCAGAAACGCCGAGCACCACAGCAGCGGATCGGCGCAGATGATCGCCAGCTGCAACCACTGCAGCCGCTCGGCCCGGCTGTCGCCAGGGACACCGGGCGGAAATTCCCCGCGGGCGATCTGCTGCCAGGTCCAGTCATACTGTTCAAGGGTCTGCTCGAAAATCTCCCGCGGGATGATGACCCCCTTGCCGAGATCGGCCGGGTCGTCGATCGGGGCGATCGGCGGCGAAACGGGACGGCCGGACCCGTTCATCCGTCGCCCTTCGGCTTGCCCAGCCCCTCGGCGGCCATACGGAAGATGTCGGTGACCGACTGCACCGCTTCCTCATCCCCCCGCTTGCGCTCAACCGCGGCTGGCGTGATCATGAAATCCGGCATGGTCAGCCCGGCAGCCTTCAGCAGGTTCGACAGCGGCAGCAACGACGGGTTCGGCTTCAGCTCGAAGCCGATCACCTCGCCGTTCTTGTTGAGCTTCTCGCTCTTCATGTAGACGCCGTTTTCGAGGATGGAGGCCTGCAGCTCCTCGATCACCTGGAGGGTGCCGCCAAGCTGCAGGGTGACCACGGATTTCAGGTCGCTGAGTTCGCCCTGTTCCAGGGCTTTCGACAGGGCGGCCAGGGTGGTGAGAAAGTATTCCTTGTCGAGACAGTCAGCGCCCGGCCTCACGTCGCCGTCGTTGACCAGAGAGCAGGGGTACTTCACGCAGGTGGTGCGGCACGGTTTGCCCATCCCGAGCACCCGGCGGCGGGCGTACTGGCCGTGCTTCCAGCCGTTGCGGCTGCTGGCCGCCTTCCCTTCTTCGGTTTTCGGGCCGGTCGACTTCTGCGCGTTCTTGCGCCGAGCCTCAAGCGCCGCCTCCGAAAGGGTGTACGGCCGCCGCTTGACCTTCAGCCGGGTCAGCAGCGGATCTTCCCCCTCATCGTCCTCGCGCTCAAGATCGGCCTGCAGCGCCGCCTGTAACCGCAGCAGTTTCTCCAGCTGGTCGGCCAGGCCGCTTTCACCGGCATCGATGCGCCGCTTCAGATCGTCAATCTGCCCCGGCAGCAGCTCCAGCGTCGTCTGCTTGTCTTCCTGATTCAAAAAAGCCTCCCGGAGCCGGGCGTTTTTCCAGCTCCTGAGAGGCTTCATAGCAAAAAATCAAGCGGTGATCTGGCAGATCACTGCATTACCGCGCACAACCAGGCGAATGTCGAAACGGCGAACCGATATCTTGATGTTAGGCACGAGAAGTGTTTGTAATTCTTGCCAGGGTTGCAATGGCCATATTGGCAAGCCGTGTATTTCCGCTGGTTCTTACTTCCTGCGCAAGTTCTACCAGTTGGTCGCGCTGGAACTCGGCAATTGCAACCCTGGTGCACAGTGTCTCAATCTGTTTCAGCGCTACTTCATTGCCGTCTATCACGGCTTTGGCTACCTCTTCGGCTGTAAACATTTTCCCCACTTCAGCCTCCTGTGGTTTGAGTCCAACGAAGCAAATCAATATGGAGCTACGCATCCTTTTATCGTGGGCGTTAAAACAAAGGCTCTTGCCCGACCTTAGCCAGCATCCTGTCAACTTCCGCCATAACTCCCGGCCGCCCGTTCCTGAGATTTGTCAGATAATCGTAAATCTCTGTCCTCCCGGCGGCGACCGCTGACGCCCGGTCGTGGAAAACCGTCCGTTCAATTTGCGGCAGATACCCGACACAGTACCCACTGGTTGCAACGCGCACATCAATCCCGATCCGGTACCATCCGGACAACTCCGCCAGATGGATTTTTGCGTATCCGCCGCCTGGCCGGTAGTAAAGGGTCACCGTCTCAGTCGGCTCGAACACGCCATGTTCATTCGGCTGCGCCTTCATCCGAACAGCCCTAACTGCCGCATGGCATCGAGCATGGCATCAATGTGCTTGACGACATGCGGCGTGAATGCCAGGGCCCGCCGGCGGCGATCCTCCAGGGCGCCGATGATCTCGTCCCTGGCGGCATCAATCGCCTGCTTCCTTGACCCGTAGGGCCTGCAGATCTCTGACGGCAGGTACCCATAACCGCCAGCGCCCTCAATGACCCCGCCGTAGCGGAAAGACAGACCGTACCGCCAGCCAGCGTCGGTATCGGCCAGGGCGACATCCGCCCAGCCGCGCGGAGAATCGTCGAGCAAGACCAGGCGCTCGACATCGACAAAGACCCCATGTTTATTCGGCTGCGCCGGCATGTTTTTTCTACCCATTACCCAACCCCCAATAGCGTCAACTGCCCATCCTCTTCCGGTCTGTAGGCCATCCGGTCGATGCCGTTCCGACAGCACCAGCACTCCAGATTATGGTCAAGAGAGCAATCCATCCCTGTCTTTTCAATCTCATCCGCTGTCGGCGGATACAGACAGGTGAGGTTACCTTCGCATCCACACTTTTCGCATGGCACGCATTCACTCATAGCATCTCTCCTTTCGTGATGTGCCCAACGACAAATTCACGTTCCACCGCCCACAATGTCACGCACCCGGCGGGTTTTCAGCCCATACCTGAGTGCCAGTTCTTCGTAATTGCGGCCGTTGAACTCGTTGCGGATCCGCCGGTCGCGTTCCTTGCGGTAGAGGTATTTCAGGTCGGGGAACGTCATCCGGGTTCCGCCCAGCACCTGGACCAGCTTGTTGATGATCTGCGGCGCCATGCTCCCGAATTCGCCGTGCAGTTGGCTGAACAGTTCTTCGATCACTTCCTGGTTCTCACCGCGGTACGACATCGAGGCCCTCCTGGCAGTTGATGATCTCCTTCAGTCTCTTGTCCGGGATAGCGGTGCGCCTCAACACACGCTCGGAAATGGCGATATAGCCCATGGTGGTCTTCGGGTCTTCATGCCCCATCAGGGCGGACAGCTCAGCGATACCGACATACTGGATCACCTGGCCGCAGCGGGGGCAGCAGTCGTGCCCCGAGTCGTATAGGTCGGTGGCGAAGGTCGAGCGCATCTTGTGGCAGAACGCATCGACACTGTCGATCCCAACCAGCCGGGCGTATTTCTTCAGGATGTCCTGTACCCGGCGGGCGGAGAGCCGGGTCGGGGCTGCCCGCAGGGAAACAAACACCCCGTTATGCTGGGCGTCGATCTCGCGGCGCAGCAGCAGCCATTGACGCAGCGGCTGGCTGGCGTGGGTACGCAGGGTGACCGCACGGCTTTTGCCGCCCTTGCCGTCGAGGATCTCGATACGGATGTACCCACCGGTGTCGTGGATGTGGTTCAGATCCAACCCTACCAGCTCGGACACCCGCGGCCCTGCGGCATACAGTGTCATCAGGATCGCCAGGTCACGTACACCCATCGGGGTCGAAATGTCCGGAGCGGAAAACATCCGGTTCAGCTCTTCGGTCGTGAATTTCTTGGCCAGGTTCGGCTGCACCTTCGGCGATGGGATGCCCTTGGTCGGATCCCGGTCAATCCGGCCGTCGAAACGCAAAAAGCCGAAGAACGAGCGCAGGGCCGAAAGCTTGCTGGCCCGGGTCCGGTTCGAGACATTGCCGCGCTCGTAGAAAATCGCCCGTTGCCATTCAGTGACATGGTCCCGGGCGATAAACTCCGGAGAAGCCGTCATCCCCCTGCTTTCCACCCAGGCGAAGAACTCGACGATCACCCGCTGGTACTGGTCGACGCCTCGCAACTGCTGCCCCTTTTGGACAATGCAGTGCTCCCTCCAGGCGGCGATGGCATCCTCAAGCTCAACCCGCATAATCCCCCCCGGACCCCCCACTTTGGGAAAAATGGTTTTCAGGAAATCGCTCGATAATAGATCGAACCAGTCGGGCGGACAGGACGCCGCAGCCATATCTTTCAAGGGGGGGCACCCCCAGGACCTTCACCATTCCTGTTTCTACTTCACATTTCATCAGCAAAATCCCTACAAGTTCCCTACAAGTTATTGAATCGATTGAATCGCCGTTACCCCCAGGCCTGCCGACTTCACATTTTGAGATAATGTGCAGTTAACCTTTTCGCTTTTTTCGGTTCGGTTTAGTTCACATTGTTTATAAAACGCGACCAGAGCCAGCACAGGGACAACCACAAACCCGCCACCGACCTGCACTCCAGAGCTGCACACGGCCCTCAGAAAAAGACTCGTCAAAGGCATTTGTTACGAATTCTCCCCGAGGATCCACGGCAAAAACTTTCCTTTTTCGCGATCGGTCGAGCATTTTTCACGCTGCACCACTGCACCAATCACCTTCAAACCTCCTTGCCATGCGGGTTTGAGGGCTGGTGCAGTCCAAAAATACACCGCCGGACTGCACCAAGCTGCACCACAACTGCACCACAACTGCACCACCAACTGCACCAAGACTTTTATCAATAAAAATAAATATTTAAGTCTATTTTGGTGCAGTGGTGCAGTCTCTCAGGAAAATGCGTCTCGCGCGCGCGAATCGTTAAATAAGAAGGAGAAAAACGGCCGTTTTGTCTCTTTTTTGTGCACCGCTACCCTCTTTTCAAAAACAACTGCACCATGTGAACAGCGACGACTGCACCAGAATCTGGCGACTGCACCACTTACCTCACCAGCGTGTGGCGGAACTTGAAGAACCGCTTGCCGGCGACAATCTTGTGATACGGCTCCTTGCCTGGGGAGCAGACCAACTCCCAACCCGACTTCGCCAGCACGTTGCGGTCGTTGCGCAGCCGAGAGGTGAAGATCGCAGCCGAGCTGTAGACGTTGTGCTTGCCGGTATTCTTGGCCAGCATGTCGAACGCATCGACCATGTCGGCGCTTGTCGCAACAAACTCGATCGTCGAAACGACATAGGGTTCGCCGTTTTCATCATGCTTGGCTTCCGGCTGGGTCTTGTACATGGTCAGGCCATAGTCCCGATGCTCCAGGACGAAGACCGGCTGGTCGTAGCCATCCACGATCATTGTTTCGGTCTTGAGCTTGTTGGCCTGGATGTACTCACGCACCAGGCCACCCAACAGCTGCAGGATGTTGTTCGACCCGGTTTCCGTCTCCCTGGCCACCTGGTTCTGTTCCTCGATCCAGGCCTCGTAGATCTCCTTCTCGATGACCGTGTCCGGATCGATTCCGAACTGGATATCATCCTTGGTGTAATAGGGGATGTACTTCAGCAGCCGCGAGAGAATCAGCATCAGCAGCGCCAGATAGGCATTGGTTCGATCCTTGGCATGACCGCGGAACATCTTGTTCAGGATGGTCATGTAGTGCTTGCGCTGTTCCAGGTTGGTGAGAACCTCTTTCTGGATGAACCGGATGATCGCCGAGACGATCAGATCCCGCTTCTTTTTCAGGTTCTCCAGCACCTCAGCCTCGAAGAATGAGTCGTCACCATAAACACGACGATCAAACGGAATCTCGAACGTCCTGGTGATCAACTCTGACAGGGTGAAGGGTTCGATCGCGGTGACACAGACCAACGACCGCGGGCTTTCATCGACCGTACCGGTGTCGCTGCCCCCCTTACGCTTGCTCTTCTGCCCCCTTGTGGCTGCCAGGAGCAGAAACTTCTGCATACCTCGGCTCAGGTCCCTGTTTTCGAGGTTGTCGATGACCAGCAAAGGATTCTGTGACGCTTCAGAAAACGCCGCGGCCCCCGAAGGGTCCGAAAGCTCTTCGGTGCCGAAAAACAGAGTGGTGATAAATTTCGCCGCCGTCGACTTGCCAGACGAAGCATAACCACCGAACTTCATCAGGAACTGGTAGGGGGCAAGATCCGGACACAAGCCGCTGATCAGCCACGCCAGTACCAGATACTTCTGCTTTTTCTCAATCGCCAGATTGTCAAAAACCAGATCCTTCAGAGCCGTCATCCCCTCCTGGATGTCGACGTCCGGCAGCCAGTTCAGCGGGGCGATCTTCGGCGAAGATGACAGCAGAACATGATCGTCATTCATCCCGTTCTGGATCTCTTCAATCGCCCCGCGGGAAACCTTCAAAATGGTGTTGTTGGGCCCGTTCAGGTTGATATAGATCGATTCCTTCACCGGATCCGTGTGAATCCACCGACAGCGATCGATGCGCCGACCGTTCAGGTAGGCGGTATGCTTCAGCGCATCCCAGACTTGCCCCCCTGGCGCCTGGCTGACGATCATCCGCGTCATCTTCAGCATCAAGGCATTGAACTTGGTGTTATTGTTCACCTCGTAGGTTTCATTCTGGTAGATCAGCCAGACGCTGTTCTCCGCGTCATAGTAGAAACGGCCATGATGGGCGAAAAACTTGAAGATGATTTCTCCAAGAACGATCGGATCGATTTCCTTCGGATTCTCGACAGACTCCAGGTAGAGCTGTACCTGCCGCAACAGATCCTGGCTGAAGTCGAGCTGCTGGGTGATGGCCTTCTCACTGAATCCCAGTACGGCCAGTTTCTCGCGATAAATATCCTGCCGAATCGCCTGCTCCCGACCGATGCGCTGAAAAATTTTCTTTTCCTGCAGGTGCAGCAGCTTCTCTTCCAGGCTCCCCAGCTCCGCGGCCTTCTGCAGCTCCCAACTGATATAGTCGAGAGCCTCCAGCTGCAGCCGGCGGATCTCCTTGCGCCTGGTGTCCCGGGCCTTCTCGCCATCGATAGCCCGCAGCCAGGCGTCAGGGTCATCCCCGGGCTTGCCATAGACCAGGATCCGGATATTCAGATTCGGCAGTGCCGTGCAGATTTTTCGGATATAGCCATCGCCGGCGCTGTCATTGTCGACCCAGAGATAGAGCTTCTTGCCATTGCAGAGCTTCTTCAGCGCCTGAATCTGCTCGTCACTGATCTGACCGATCATGGCCATGACATAGCCGATCCCGACGTTCAGAACCTGCAGCCGGTCATTTTCACCCTCGACCAGGAGGATCTCGTCATACCTGTCCAGCGCGTCCTGGCCGTAGAAGGCCCAGCGCTTGTCCCGCTGCTTGTTCGGCAGCTGAAACTTCAGCTTCTTCTGCGGATCCTTCTGGGTGAAGTGCAGCACCTTACCGCGGCTGAAATGCGGGAAAATCACCAGCCCGCTGCCGAAGAAATCGAGCAGCACCTTGCGCCCGTTCTCGACCTCGCGCTCCCGGCCCAGTCCGCTGGCCAGAATATCCGTGTCGGAAAACCCCTTCGCGCGCAGATGATCGACCAGGTCGCCGTTACTGAAGCCGATCTTCTCCTTCTCCAGAGTCTCCACGGCATGGCCCCGCGTCTGGACCAGATAGTCCCGACCGCCGTTCTGCAGCATGTGCGCATGATAATAGTCGGCCGCCTCGAGGCGGATTTTGTCCGTAACCGTCAGCCGCGTCCGCCGTGGCTTTTTCTCTTCCAGGGGGATCCCGGCGATCTCGGCCGCCCGCTTCAGGGCCGCTGCCTTGTCCAGGTTATGAAATTTCTGTAGAAAGGTGAAAATATCGCCCTTGCCATCATCGCACTGGAAGCACTTGAAATAATCCTTGCCCTTCGGGACATGGAAACAATCGTGCCCCCCGCAGAACGGACATTGGGGGAAATGGGTCTTCCCCATTAACTGCCCAGTCTCCTGCTCGATGACCTTGCGCAGGTCGACCGCCTCCTTGACGATTTCAAAATCTGTCATGCTATGCCTCAGCGGGGAACAGTTCCCCGTTTAAATGCGCCGCGTGCGCCCGGTACAGCTCGAGCCAGGCGCGAAAAAACGCCACGCAGGCCGGTCTGAATTCATCCAACAGACCGTTGTTGCGCAACTCCCCCAGATGCTCCTCGGCCGCCACATCGCATGGTTCAACCAGGTCCGGCCGATTGGCACGGGCCCAGGCCACCGCCCCGGTCACCGCCTGCGGCCAGCGCTTCATGACCACCTCGGCCAGTTGCCCGTGCTTTTCGGCCAGGTAGGCATCGCAGGCCAAAACCGACTCTTCCAGCGAGTGTCCGGTCATTTGTGACTCACAAACAGCGGGCCATGATCAACAAGCCCACTTGCGTCTCGCCGGTGATCAACAACGCCCTCCAGCCCGCGGAAGGTCCGCAACCTGAACAGAGGGCAACTCGGCTCCGGCTCATCCCGAAGCTTGGCCAGCACGAACCGGATATGGAACCGCCCATACTCATCCTTGCTGCATGGCCTTTGGCAGGCCGGGCATTCGATGGCCATAGCGCCCTCCCGAAGTGCTCCCCTAACCCAGAATCCGCAACTGCTCGACAAACGCCCGAACCGGCCCGCTGCTGCCGCCGAAATCATCCTCCGGGTTCTCCTGGCGCAGGTAGCCCTTGACCTCGATCAACTGGCCCTGCTGCGGGATATCCAGAAACTTCTCCGACTGCAGCCACAGCTCCAGCCGTTCCGCCTCCTGGTCGCCACGCTGCAGCTGGAGCAAAAGGCGCTGCCCCAGCGTAACCGCCGAGACAACCTCCACTTCACCCTTGAGGATGAATGCCGCGCGCGGGTCACTTTCGCGTTCTTCCCAGTGGTACACGGTGAACGAGGCATAGACGTTGTTGCGCTCATCCCAGAACTGGCTGAAAAAACCTTTCAGAAAAATCGGCGTCTGCGGCCGCTGCATGACGTGCTCGACAAACGGCTCAAACCGCTCCGCCTTCCACATCCGGCAAAACGCCCTCACCGATCCACAGCGCCGCCCCGAAACGTTGACCTGGAAATTGATGAATTCGGTGTTCGGGTTCTTTTTTCGTTCGATCGACTCGAGATCCACCCGGCCGAAAACGCTGCCCATGTTGAAATGCTTACCACTCACTGGTCGCCTCCCACCGGTTGCAGGTCATTTGCATAACAGTAAAACTCCTCCGGCTCGAAATCAGGTGTCTCCAGGGTTTCGACCAGGTAGATTTCGGGCTTTGGTTGCCGGACCACACCCAACACCATGCAGGCGGTCCCGGGGTCAATGAGGGCACCGGTCGGGGCCACAACCGGGCTGACCGTTTTGACCAGGTCGCCGGAGACCATCATGCCGCCTGTGCCTTTAAGGCGGCGATGGTCTTGTTCAGATCCTCGGCTACAATCGCCGGAAGGTTGGCTGTGGGCTGAGATGCCGCAGGAAGATAGCTTTCGACTTCGGGCCAGAGGTCTTTCAGCTTTTTCAAGGTGGTGCAAGATTCAAGCATGGCCCTGACTTGTCGTTTGAGGTCGTCTTTGTCTTTCTTCAGCCTGGCTTCCTTCTTTTGCAGCGTTTCGTACCGCTTGATAATCCCTTTGTCATCCACCTGCGTCCGGAGATTAAGCATGGAATACGGAATGCGCCGCTCCGTTGAAAGCGGGATCTGGCCAACCGTAAAGCGCGACTCACCAAACCGCACCCTGATGTGACCAGCCACGGGATAAAATCCATCTGGTGCGTTCTTGATGGCATCCTCATGCTTGCCAACCACTTTGTTGAGGACAACATCACCCAAAGCCCTCATTTCCTGTTTGAGGTTTTCCTCACGTTTTTTGAACGTGTCCTTGATAACCCCACTTAAAATCTGATCTTTCAATCTAACCGTCAGCCTCATCATGGTTCTCCTTTCGCCTCGTGTTGTCGTTATTCGATCCCCTTGGCCGGGCAGTTGGGGGCATGCCCTTCATCCCGGGGATAATGACAGTGCCGGCACTGCTGCCAGGATTCTTCATCGCTGTAGCCGAGTTCGTATGTCAGCGCATCGATCACGACCGCCAGCTGTCGCGCCTCCCTGGCTCCGCCAAGACCACACTCAACCCGGGCCAGGATTTCCCGGATGCTGGTTGCCGGCTGACTCATGCTTGCACCTCCATCGCTTTCTCGATCAAAACCAGACATTGCGCCTCCACGCTGCGACGCTCCACTCGGGCCAGATCCATGATCCGCTGCAACAGTTCTTTATCGCGCTCATCTTCAAACGGGAGAGCAATTGGGCGCCCCTGCACAACCTGTTTCTGTCCGGCTGCCGCCGGTGATTTGTCCCGGGTCCTGGCGCCACTCCCCTTTTGACCGCCCGTCTTCCTTGGCGGCACCGGGCCACGTGGTTTAAACCTATCGAGGGACCCTGCCTTCTTGTGCTGGTAATAACAGCGGCCGCACAGTCCCCTGCCGATGATCTTCATCTCCCTGCCACAGTCGGCACAGGTGCGTTTCTTCGCCATTGATGTTTCCTCCCCGGTCGATTCCGATTCCTTGCGTTTTTTGGGCGCCGACCACCGCTTCCTTCTGGCGGCCAGCGTCTCCTCCCGGCTCGGCTCCTTTTCCATCCGCTCGCAGCCCCTGCAGGCCTCGAGGTTTTCGACCTGGTAGTGATCGCAGGTTGTGGGGCTGATTTGCGCCGAAAAACGCCGGCAGGCGATGGCATTCTGCTGCAGCCAGAGTTCCTGCTCCGACAACCCGGCCGCGGTGCTCATATCGCCGCCACCTTCGCCATCTGCTCCTTGGTCGGAGCGGTATAAATCAGCGTCGCCGACATACTCTTGTGACGCAGCTGCCGGTTGACCAGGCTCAGCTTGCGGTCCCTTTCCTCCGGGGCCAGGTGACGCACGTCATCCATCACCCGGCGGCCCTTGGTGTGGCGTAACCCGTGCGGCGTGATGCGCGGCACCCCGGCCTCGCGACACCACCTGTCGACCAGATCGTTCACCGCCCGGCGGGTCATCCGGCCGCCCCGGCGCGAAACGAACAACGGCGCGTCATCCGCCACATCCTCGCCCCAGGCGCGCTTGCGGCGCAGGTAGGTGGCCAGCACCTCCTGCAGCTCAACCGGGATATCCAGAACGCCGGTGCCCCCCTTGCAGGCGATCCGCTCATCCACCACCAGCCGGGAACGCCCGGTTACGTCCCCGACGTCCAGCGCCAGCGCCTCCGAAACCCTAAGCGCCAGCAGGCGCATCACCTTCAACAAGGCAAAATCCCGCTCGGCCTGCCGATCCTTGAGGCGTTTCAGATAACCGAACAATCGTTTCTCGTCCTTCTCGGTCAGGTAGTTTTCGCCGGCCCTGGTTCTGATGCTTTCCATGGCTGCCTCCTCTCATGGCCTCAAGGGGGATACGGGGCAGGCGGCTGAGGCGGTCCGCTTTTCGGGAGCGACCCTAGCCCCGCAATTCGGGATATCTATCGGCCCGGGCTTACATCGGTAACCCAGGCCAGCCAGGCGCCGGATCGTGACAACCGGTCCATCTCCAACTGGTCCTGGTAGTCAAAATGGCCGACAATCCCCAGCACGATCAGAATGACCAACAACAGCAAAAAACCACGCATCAGAAGTGCCTCCAGACCGTGACCCACAGGAAAGCCGCATATAAAAAGAGACAGAGAACCACGCCGACCAGCGCCAGCAGCTCATCTGTCTCCATGCCACGAAACCAACGTTTCATGCCAACCTCCTGATGATTCCTCCTGTAAAAAAACTCCCGGGGGCCAGGAGGAGGGGAAACCCCCGGGAGAAACTCTCAACGGCTCAGCTCGTCTCCGACTCACGCCAACGGCGGTACGTGTCGCAAAATCTCCGGCAATGCTCGATCCCCTCCTCGCCGACACAACCCCGGCAAGGATTGCGCCGTGGGCGGCCGCCGCCCAGCGCCCACCAGAGGACCATCAGTAACAACGATAAGGCCAAGGCTTTCACTGAACGAACATCCAGCCGTCGTCGGAAAGGGACACATGCAACCCAGCCCTTGAGATGGCATCGGCCTCCATGATGACCTCCTTCTTGGTCACCCTTAAACTTGCTTGCTCTTTAAAGATTCCACCGGGCATATCTGCCCGTCCCTTGATGATGACAAGGATAATTTTCGCCTTTCTGGCCATCGCGCGGATTTCGTCGGGTTTCATTATTCTTCGCTCCTTTGGGTCGCCTTGATAGCATCGATCTTGCGCCGCAATCTGAGCACCCCGGGGAAAAACACCTCACGCAGATAACGCTTGTCGGCCTCGTCCCACTGGTCGTAGGGCAACTGGCGAGCTTTGCGGGGCATCAACCCTCCTCCACCATCCGGGTCAAGGCCGCGAACTCGGCCATCGCCTCGTAGGCCTCCTTGACAATCTCTTGCCGCTCGTTGGGGGTCAGCTTGTCATCTTCCAGGGCCTTCGCCGCCACGGAGAAAACCTCGCTCGCCTCTTTTATTGTCCGGCAAAGCTGCTGGCTGATCTCGACAGTGTTGATGGTCCGCGGCACCGGCGGCAGGAACAAACCACCGAACTGCTGGGCCAGGTAGTGGATTGGGGCATAGGCATCACGGGCCGGAACGCCGGCCTTGAGGCTCTCTTCGATGATCGCCTCGATCCGGTCGAGCGGATTGATCGCGCCGCTGTCAGTGAAGTCGGTCGCCGGCTCGCACCACTTGTGTACCAGGCTCGACGACCGGCCAAGCCGCTTGGCGACCCTGAGAGCATGTCCCGCTATCGATATTCGTAATGCCTGATGTGATTCCATCTCTTGCCCCATTCCGTAATGGACGTGCGCCATGCGGTCAGCCATGCTGACCGCATGGAATCAGCAGCCGGTGCCCTCTTCCAGAACCAGCAGATCCTCCCGCTCCAGCCGCTCGAGGATCATCGACGATATCGCCCCGCCACCGCCCTGCCCACGACTGCCGGCGACCACCGCATAGAAAATACGGTGGCCGACTCCAAAGGCCCGGTAGCAGGCCGCCACGCTGCCGTATTTGGCGCGGCACCGTTCCCTGGTTGCTTCAGAATTGATTTTCATTTGAAATTCCTTGCTGTTCCTTGGTATGTTCATGTGCACAGGTGAATTCAGATTCACAACCGATCAACAAATCGCTATCAAGGAGGGCTCCGCCATGGCTGACAACACCATCAACATCAATCTCAACAACATGCACCTGCTGGCCCCGGTTGTTGCCTCCAATCTGGCTGGCGTCATCTTGTCCGAACTCGACAAAATCCCAGCAGAGAAAAGAACAGAAGACGCCAAAGCTAAAGCCATCAGCTCCGTTATGAAGCTCTGGAGCGAGATAACGCACCAGCTATATCAGTTGCCATCTGCGCCAATTGCTCGCCCGAAGGCTGGGGCCCAACAAGATTGATGTTGACCGCGCCTGAGGTCTGCCCTTTCCCGCCACCCAGAACAAACTCAGCAAGAGGGCGGGACGTCTCGACTGCCTTCTCGACCGGCGTGCCGTGTGCGAGCACGAGCTTCAGGCATTCCAGGCGGATTTCGTTGTCACTGAGCATGTGAGCCTCCATGTTTTTGCATTGCGGCGATGGCCCGGTTTAGGCAGCCGACGGCATCTTCCAGCGCCTCCCATGCGGCCATGTCGACGCCCCGACACGCCATCGAGGCATGCCGAATAGATCTTCTGAGGTGTTGCAGCCGTTTGATTGTCATCAACACTCCAAGAGGGGGATGAAATATGGCCATGCAATTCGAATATGAAATTCTCAACGTCGATGAACCTGATGATTCCTTTGGCTTCTTTACATCAGATGTTCAAATCGCCGGGATCATTCCTGGTCAACAGTTGAGGCTGGATTCGAGTCGATACTCTGTAGAACGAGACTTCCGTCTGAAAGTAGTTCGCATCGAGTCCTGTATCCTTGCCCCAGACGACGCGGTCGTGAAGGTTTCGTATCGGGTTTTTTGCGAGCGGGTAAAAATTCAATAATGTCGTACCCGGCGATTAGCAGGCGGTTGGCGATTGCACGGCCATGCCCCCGGACATCGACATAGATTCTAGGTATGTGGTCATTTATAGGGTCATCCATGTGAGCCTCCCCTTGCTGGGTTCATGTGAGCAAAGATAATTCACAATGCGAACAGAGTCAACAAGAAAAGTTCACTATGAGAGATGTTGAGTCCATCATAGCCAGAATGATCCAGGCGGCCGGGGCCAAAAACATGTCTCAAATGCTTGAAATTTGTGGCTTATCTCGGAGTTCTGGGAGCACATGGAAAAGCAGGGGGTCTGTCCCCTCCGGAAGCATAGCTCGCGTTGCGAGCAAAACTGGGGTGTCTGCCGAATGGATTGCCACCGGCGAAGGTGAGATGTCGCAGCCGATCCAACCGCTCGACCGGGAGCTGTTGATCGAAGCGGCCACCATCATCCGCATGGCCGAAGACACCGCCGGGGTCAAGGTCCGGGCAGAAAAGCTCGGGGAACTGATCCTGGCGATCTACAACAAATACGCCGCCGGCGCCGAGGTGTCGCCGGTCGAAGTGATTCAACTTGTCAGGAAGGCAGCCTGACGACTAACAAATGGAGGGGGGGAAATGAGCAGACTTGTGTTTTGGGCCGTTGCGCCTCTGCTTTTTCTTCTGCAGGCCTGCGGGGGAAGCGGATCTGGCAGCGACTCGCAAACCACAACGGCAGCAACGGCGCCAACCGCTGTGGCTCCACTCAACTTCGCAGTCGAAACCGGCACAGACATCATCCTCGACGCCTCGGCCAGCAGCGACCCGAACGGTGAGCAACTCAGCTTCTTCTGGGAGATCAAAACCAGATCTGGTCTGATTAATGTGCCGATATCGGACCCAACGGCCCCGACGCTGATTTTCAACCCGGTGACCGACGGATCGTGGCTGGTTACGGTGACAGTAACCAACGAATCCGGAGAGTCGCAGACGATTGGAGGCACTGTCGGCTGCTATACGCCAAGCGGTCCAACGAGACAGGTGTTGCTGTTCAACACAGCCGATGAAATGTTCGGCTGGCTTATCGATGAACCAATCAGCCTGGCCGAAGAACATATTCGCAACGGCTATCCTGAACTGCTCGACGGCTGGTTGGCTGGGGACATCATTGCTTCGGAATTATCCGTTCCGGAGATCTTCATCTATAGGCCTGAACTGTACGAGGTCGTCAACTGGGTGCCACAACTCCGCATGGCACCCTGAATGCGTCGCCGTTTTGCTCTCCGCCATTTTGTGCTATGGTTTCAGCAGGCACGTCAGAACAGGGGGACTTTTTCATGGGGGAAAAGATCAAATATTCAGGCGATGGGATCTACACCATCCCTGAAGCAGCACGGTTGACAAGGGTACCCGCAGCCTCGATTTATCGCTGGCTGTTCGGCGGCAGCCTCTCTAAGTACTTGCGCTCTTCTGTCGAAGCCAGCCCGGTGGTACACCACAAGTTCGACGTTCTCGAAAATGTTGCCAACCTCAGCTTCGCCGACCTCATCCAGATCCGACTGATTCACGATTTCCGCATCCACAACATCAGCCTGCAGAAGATCCGCAAGGCCGCAAAAAATGCCGCAAGACTGTTGGATAGCCCGCACCCGTTCTGTAGTGTTCGGTTCAAGACTGACGGGGTATCGCTCATGCTGGATGTCGAAGGAGATGACGGAAAAGAGTCACTGATTGAGCTCAGCACTTTGCAACAGGTCTTCCGTGACATCATCAATCCGTTTCTGAAGGATCTCGAGTACGATGATGACTTTGTTTCCAGATGGTGGCCCAAAGCTGGGAAACATCTGGTTGTGATCGACCCGAACCGGAATTTCGGGCAGCCGACATTGGCACGGGAGGGGGTTCCCACAATCTCGATCTTTGAAGCATATAAAGCCGCAGGTGGCTCATGCGAAAAGGTCGCAGCCTGGTATGAAATCCCCGAATCCGCCGTCAGATCTGCCGTCGAATTCGAGGAAAGCCTGGCTGCGTGAAATTTTTCGTCGATAACTGCCTCGCCCCAAGAATCGCCCGCATGCTTCATGGCTACTTTGAAGCCGACGGGCACAGTGTTGCCCACCTGAAGGACAAATTCGCCCCCAACACCCCAGATGAAGAGTGGATCGCAACCTTGGCCGACGAGGGCGACTGGGTTGTCATTTCGGCTGACAACCACATCACCAAGAAGCCCATCCTCCGTGACTTGTGGCATCGGGCCGGATTGACAGGGTTCTTTTTGAAGAAAGGCTGGAACATCCCGCCAGACCAGCAAGCCCAGAAATTGATGGGCATTTTTAATGACATCATCAAGGTTGCAGAAAGAAGTCCGGCCGGAACAACTGTATTGATCCCGGTCAACGCCAAGTCAGCAAGGGACTTTGACATCAAGCAGTAGCAGGAGGGGTTTCATGTCGCAATCAGCCCGCCGACTCCGCCAGGATCGCGACAAACTCGTTCAGGCATTCGCCGGAGCCGTTGAAAAAAAGGCGCCGGCCACCGGCCGAACACTGATCATCTGTCTCATCATCGCTCTGATCGGCACCATGGTGCCGTTGCAGGCCGCCAATGTTTTTTTCTCTATCGCATCCATACTGACCTCAATCGCGTTGTTCGTGCTGCGCCGCCGGATAACCATGCCGCGCCGCTGGCAGATGGCCGCAGCGGCCCTGCTCCTGGCGTCAACAGCAACCGGCTGCAGCCCAGCGTTCCTCGATCGCCTGGACGCCGACATTCTCGCCAGTTGCGAAACTTCGACCGGTAACGCCTGCCGGGTTGGAGTGGCTCAGGGCTGGTCAATCGCGGGCATCCCTATCAGCCACGCCACCATCGATCAGGCGCGGCTCGATGGTGGCGTGCAGAAGGTGTTTGGAGTTGAAACCGTCAGAGGGTCTGGCCTGATCAGCGTGACCAGGCTGACGGTTTACGGATCTTAAAGGGCGGGGAAACCATGACTTTTTTCATCATCGGAGAAGGTACTGCAACAAGCAATAGAGGAAGGAGCCACATGTGACACCGGAATGGCTGCTTTTTGTGCTAGGCACCATTGTCATCAGTTGCTTTCATCAGTTGCTTGGTGGTGATATTTTTTATCACAAAGTTGCGAAACCCAAACCCCATGGGCGGAGGTTAAACCAGGCTCGTAATAAGCAGATGCCCGGGCCAGTCGTTCAGAATCGGAACAGACATCAGGGTGACAATTATCGAAACAAAAAAGGGGCTGATCCGGATCGGCGGTGAGGCGCCCAGGGAGATCAGGGTTGAGCGGTTGGATGACGTGGAGATGTCGGTTCCTTTGATGGCTCGCGACAAGGCATGAAACTTAACCAATACAAGTTGGCGGTCGATAAATAATCTACACACTGCCAGTATAGAGGGTGCGCGATAATGATGGTTTTTGTTGACACTATGAACAGTTTTTTCTATTTTTTGTTAACCAACCTCACGAGACCCCTCGTAACCGCTCTTTTTTAGGGTATAATCCCCCCGATGGTAGCGGCCCAGAGGAAATCCAACAACTGCTTCCGGCACCGGTTCCCCCAATCCCTCTCTTACGGGTCGTGCTATGGGTAAAAAAAACAAGGCCACACTGGAGGCCGAAAATAGAATATTACGCAAGTCAAACCTCTCCCAAGGTATCGTAGCTGTCATCCAAACACTAATCAGGGTCGGCGGAGCAGTTGTGATTGTATATTTTTTCAGGGACATCGTTGGGGAGTTGGCAGGTAAACAAACCAGCAGTGACATTAAGTTCACCCTTGCTGGTCTCGATTTTTCTGGAGAAGGTCTAAAACCGAATGAAATAGTAGCTTATGTGGTCAGCGCTGTTTCTGTCATCTACGGGCTACTTCAGAAAAGACTCCGTAAAAACACAATTGAAAAAATGCACGTACGGACCGAAATCCTAGAAAGAACTGTAGATCCGAAACGTTCCTCAAGCAACTTGACTACCAGGGGAGACACCAGGCCGGAGGACGCATGATGGAACAATATCTGATAAATATCGCTTCTTTCTTTTTTGGGCTGCTTGTTCTGTGGGTGCTGATAGTTTATTTCCTCAGAGACTTGGCGGTCGACTATTACAGACAGAACATGTTTGCTCTTCGTGACAGCCTCTTTGATGCGGCCGCAGAAGGGCTGATAGCATTCGATCATCCAGCCTATGGCCTGCTACGTAGCACGATGAATGGTTTCCTGAGATACGGCCACAAAGTCACTCTGTTGGGCGTGTTCGTTCAATACCTTTTCTTGAGAAAAGAGCTGAAAGAATTTAAGAAACATTCTTTTGAATACCAGTGGAAACTTGTGATCAAGGATCTCCCAACAAAAACTCTTGAAAGACTGGGTACATATAGGCAGAGAATGATTATCCTTGTTGGTACACAGGCCCTTATTGGCTCTCCCCTCCTCATGGTTTTGTTGTTTTGCTGTATTATTCTTGTTTTCCCGGCGCTGATCTTGCTGGCACTGAAAAACCAAATACTAACTTGGCTCGGAGAGAAATTGAATCCCGCTGAATCGGCAGCAATGGCATTCGGCCAGGCCTCCTAGCTGAAAATAAAAAAAACACCCGACCCTCCTTTTTGCATCGGAGATGCCACGGCTTCCAGATATCAACTAAAACAGCGGTGTTGACGGCGACAAGTGACCAAGATATACTCTGTGTACAGGAACAGGAATTGATTCAGTTCTTGGAAAATCAGACAAGAAATCGCGCCCCCTGGCAGTAAGCCTCCCACCAATCCGTGGAGAAGCCGATCCCAGGGGGTTTTTTGTATCCTCTGTTGGAGGGGCAAGAGCATGGAAAACGTAGCCATTTTGGTTGATGCCGAATTTTTTATCAAACAATTCCGCATTCATTACAACAAGGAGGCAACACCGGTAGAAATAGCAACAGGGCTGTACCGTATTTGCCTGAAGCACTTGACCAGCCGAAGAGGCAATCATCGCGACCGGCTGTACCGAATCATTGTTTATGATTGCCCGCCCATGCTGAAAAAAGTACACCATCCAATCACCGGCCGAGCTATTGATTTATCCAAAACCGCAACGGCAAAAAGCCGGCTGGCATTCCATACTGAACTTAAGAAACTACGAAAAGTGGCCTTGAGGTTGGGTTATATAGACGAAGATAACGCAGCATGGACTGTATCACCGAAGACCATGCGACAACTGTTAAAGAAGGAAAAAACAATTGATGACCTTGAAGACCATGAGGTCAATTATCTCGGCCGCCAGAAGGCCGTGGACATGAAAATCGGCCTTGATATTTCTTCACTGGCACTGAAACGGATGGTCGATAAAATTATCTTGATTGCCGGAGATAGCGACTTTGTCCCTGCTGCGAAACTAGCTCGTCGTGAGGGTATCGATTTTGTCTTGGACCCAATGTGGAAAACCGTTAAGCCCGACTTGCTGGAACATATTGACGGGATCAGGACTACAATAAAAAGAAGAGGCCCCAAGCAGAAAGCAGAACTGCAGGCAGACCCCAAATGACCTGCGCCATCTACATCCGCAAATCCCGCGACGATAAAGACAAGGCCAGCCACCGCCTCACCGTCCAGCGGCAGCAACTGCCCGAGCACGCCAGGGCCCAAGGCTGGCAGGTACAGATCTACGACGACGGCCACGCCAGCGCCGCCAGGGGCAAGGTCGAGGATCTCCGCGAGCGCAACCGGCTTGAATCCGACATCCGCAATGGGCTGATCAACATCATCCTGAGCATCGAACTCTCGCGCCTCAGCCGGGATGAATCGATGCAGGATTACGTCTCCTGGCTGCACCTCTGCGCCGAGCATGGCGTCAAACTCGCCACCATGACCCGAACCCTCGACCCGGCCCAGCCGTCCGACTGGATGCTGCTGCTGATGGAAGGGGGATTTTCCAGCGTCGAAATGAAGGTGTTGCAATCCCGGATGAAAGAAGGGCGACTCCAGGCCCTGCGCGAAGGTCGACACCTCGGCGGCGGCATCGCCCCACCCTACGTTTACGACAAGTCCAGCAAACAGATCCGGATCGACCAGGACCAGCTGCGCGAGATCGACCACATCCTCACCCTAGCCGAAACCCACAGCGCCCGGGCCATCGCCCAACAGGTCAACAGGCCCGAAATCAGCATCCGCCGGATCCTCTCCGACAACCGGCTCCTGTTCTACCAGGCCCTGAGAGAAGACCCCGAGACCGGCGAGATGATCCAGGGCGACTGGCCGGCCATCATCGACGCCGAGCGCGCCGCCCGGATCCGCGCCGGCAGACGCACCCGACGCACCAACGCAGGCCGCCGCGAGTATGGCGCCCTGCTCTCCAACCTCGGCATCCTCTACTGCGGCTACTGCGGCCGCACCGCCAAAACGTGGGCCAACAGCCGCACCCGCAAAGACGGCACGCGGCTCGACTACTACGGCTGCCAGGTCAAAAACTCCCAGGGCGCCTGCACCAACAGCCGCCTGATCGCCCAACCCGAACTCGAACGCCGCGTCCTCGACTGCCTGTTCCGCAACGTCGCCGATTCGGCAGCCCTGGCCGACGCCTGGGACGCCGAACAGGCCGCCAACAACCCACGCCAGGAGATCGAGCGGCTCACCCAACAGCTGCAAAAAGAGCAGGCCAAAAAACAGCGACTGATCGCCGCCATCACCGAGGGGATCATCGACTTCGCCGAAGCCAAAGACCAGAAGCGCACCATCGACACCGCAATCGAGCAGCTGCAAGCCCAACTCAAAACCGCCCGGGCCGCCGACACCACGTCCCCGGACTGGGACGCCATCTGCATCCATCCCGAGGAGTTCAGCCAACTCGCCCCCGCCGATCAGCGCGACTACCTCACCCTGGTCATCCACAAGATCCGGCTCTACAACGCCTACGCCCTGGTCGACTTCCGCTTTCCACGCCTCACCGGCGACCGCACCGCCCGCGTTAAACTCCCACCGATCTCACGCGGCACCCGCAAAGGCCTCGCCCCCCGTTACAAGGCCTAAGTCCGCGATTTAAAAGACTTTCGCCCACAAACCAAAAACCGCCCCGTAACGCAAAAAATAAAAAAGGCCAGCAACCTTGAATGGTTGCTGGCCGTATTCTCTTTTCCACGCTCACCCGCTCTACCAACTGAGCTATCGGGGAAGAGAATAGTTTTTCTAACTCGCCGTTTTTACGAGATGAAAAACTATTTTGCCGTTACAAATGGGCCGAAAAACAACCCGAAAATCCGTGTAACGAC